CCGTTGCCGCGATCGGGGGGTCAGTTAATTCATTTGGATCCATCATGAATAAGGAATCAAAACATCATTACCTGCGCGTCGTTATGGAAAACAAAATGAGCGAATTAATTGGCCTAAGAGATTATTCAGCTTTCACTGCGAAAGCTAATAGAGACAAACAAGATACTTCTGTAAATAAGTATTGGTGGGACAGTTATTCTAATGAAACAATTAGTCTGAATCAAGAAGAAGCAATACCGATGGTTAATTACGGTCCATCTAGTTCAAGATTATTTTTAATTCCAGCAGAGAATAATAGTGGCTCATATTCTGATGCCCCAACTTTTTCAAGGAGCTAAAAAATAAAAGAGTTTCAACACCAAATAGCGTTGATAAATCATTTTAAAAATAATCCTATTGTCTCGAAATATATTTTTCATTGTCCAAATGGCGGATTTCGAGCAAAACGGGAAGCTCAAAAATTAAAAGCGATGGGGGTTAGATCAGGGGTTTCTGACTTATTTTTGGCTTATCCAAATGCGTTTTATCACGGATTATGGCTTGAGCTTAAAAGCGAAAGGGGTAAATTGAGTGATAATCAAAATAGATGGTTACTTTTGATGAAGGGTGTTGGCTATGCTTGTTTTTATTCACATAAACTCTCTGACAGCATCGATATTATTAACAACTACATAGGAGATTCTAATGGAAAAAAGTAAAAAAGATAGGGCCAATGACGAACCACTAGAGGTTCAATTGGCTAAAAAGCAACACGTGACTTCATACAAAATTGTAGAAGAAAAATTTAAAGGAGGACATGCTGCTCCTATGTTTACGGATAATTCAACAGGTTAATTATGGTTCATTTAAAGCCCAGAAAAGAAATATTTAGCGGTTTATTGGAAGATGCTAAAAAAATGATTCCACTGAGCTTTTCGGCGAACGCACGAGGAATTTCCTCTAGCACGCTCTATAGGTGGCTCGAGCGTGGACTAAAAGAATCCGATGAAGGAAGAAAGACGGAGCTGTCAAAATTTGCAATGCAGCTGCGAAAAATCGATTGCGAAAATATTGAAATTTTGATTAGTGAAGTGAGGTCAGGGTGCAAGGTTTGGCAATCTAAGGCATGGCTGCTCGAGCGCCGATATCCGACGGAGTTCACACTATATAGCGGTGAATTTAACCGATTGAGAGAGGAAATCAATGATCTAAAAGCAATGATTCTCGAGAAAGCGGCGCAAATGTGATAGCTATTTTTTTATTTTTCAATAAAGGGCTAGGAAAGTTTGTTAATTTCATCAGAGATAAAAATTTTCTGCATTCGGCCGTGATTTGTTACCGTGGAGATGTGCCTATTTTGCTAGAAATTTCTAGAAGTGGAATTGCATATCGCGTTTTAAAAACAGAGGATATGGCTAAGCTGATGGAAAAAATTACTCTAATGCCGAACCTTACCCATTATGTCGCAGTAAGAATAAAAAAAGAAGCTTTTATTCAAGAACTTCCGATCAGATTTTTCACCTGTAATGAGCTGTGCAGATTTTTCACCGGTGTTGATATAGGCCTGACTTTGAGCCCAAAACATTTATTTCAAAAATTAGTTGATTTCAAAAATAAAAATTTCTTCGTGATGAACGTATGGAGTAGAAATGGCAACTGACGATTCTGCAAGCAAGGAGATGGATAAACAAGTTTTAGATCAAAAAGCTGAAATGACAAAAAAGCTTAATGCTTTATCTGAGGCAAGGATGGATATTCTTAAGTCACAAGGCGGGCAGCAGTGGAAATCAAATAAAGATGATGAAAAGCCTGCTCCTCTTACAGAAGGATGGTTTTTTTGATGTCAAAAAATATAGCGCCTTCGCCAAAAGATTTACTTGATAGATATTTAGAATCGAAAAATGACAAAGATAAATGGCTGGATATCTATCAAGACCTATATCGCTATGTAATCCCAAATAGAGATGCGTATAACATCGAATTCGGCTATAACGACTCAGGAAAACAGGCTGCAAAAATCTGGGATTCGACCGCCGTGATGTGCGCATATCAACGCGCTAATGATTTACACGGACTATTGCTGCCTCATGATCGGGTCTGGGGCAAGCTCAGTCTAGATGATCATCTTTTTAGTAAAGACGATATAGAGAGCCTAAAACCCGTCTTAGACGAAGCAAATGATCGAATTTTTTATTATTTGAATCAGTCTAATTTATCCAGGGCTGTCGCTTCGAGCAATTTAGATCTGGTTGGCGGAACTGCAGCGCTTTGGATCGAATCAATTGACGATTTTAATCCACTTCGGTTCACGCCTGTACCAGCTGTTTGTTTAATAATAGAATTTAGCTCTGAAGACATTGCTGATACCTGCTGGTTTAAAATAAAAATGAGTGGGAGGAAAATTTTATCAACGTTTCCTAAGTACAAAAATAATAAATTATCCGATAAACCGAATGAACTGCACGAATTAATCTACGGCCAGATCAAAATATCTGAGCGAGAATTCTACCTGTATGCGTTTTTGGAATCTGATCCGCTAAATGTGCTATGGGACGTGTTTAGAGATTATAAACAAATATTGGTATATAGGGACCAAGTTCGTCCGGGTGAATCGGAAGGGCGGGGGATTGGCCTCGATTTATTGCCCGCAATCAAAGATTTAAACAGAATCGTGGAATATTCTAGAAAATCGCTCGAGTTTAAAGCATATCCCCCCATTTTTTATGACCTTAACTCAAGATTCAATCCGCATTCATTAAGGACCTTTGCCGGATCCATGCTGGCAAGAGATCCAAATTCGCGCATGCCGCTTGAGGCGATGCGGATGCCGGAATACTCCGACGTTCTAAATCATATTCAGGATCTTCGTGGCCTTATAAAGCTGGGGTTTCAGGTTGACCAGCTAGGGGAAATAAATAGTAGCGTAAAGAGTGCAACTGAGATTTCTATTAGGGAAAATCGAGCGCAACGAACATCGGCGACGGATATATCACGACTTATCAACGAGTTACCTAAACAGATTTATACCATATCTGCCAAAATATTGGCGGCTAGAGGGCTGCTCATTAAGGATAAAAGCATAGGGAATATTAACCCGCATTTGTTTAGATTTGATTTTCAATCACCCTTGTATGATCTTCAAAAACAACAAGATTTATCGCATTTTGCGACGATGGCACAGATTTTACAGCAATTTGGCGGTGAGGGCGCTGTGATGGGGGCGACAAATATGGCGGAATGTATTTCATTTATAGCTGAAAAATTAGATATACCGGCCAAGTTAATTAAATCTAAAGAACAGTTTAATTCTTTCATGAAAAATTTGGCGCAACAAGCTCAGCAAGCACAATTGCCAACCCCGTCAACACAGGCGAGCGATGTACAACTTCCGTCGAATCAAGAGATAAAAGTATGATTGAGTATCTGTTATTAGAAAAAAAAATAGATAAAGAGCAGTACCTTATGTACAAGATTTTTAAATCAGATGATGGCGCTGATTTTTTACAGCGTGCATTAAATAGAATTATTATGGAAGAGCCAGTTTCTTTTGACCACGGCGCTATATCTTGGCGTGACGGACGGCATTCCGTATTCAGAGAGATAAAAAATAGCATTAAATTTATTGATAATGAAATAGAGAGGTTTTTAAAAGATGAATCAAAATGAAATAGTTCAAGAAGAGCCGAAATTATATGCTGGTAAATACAAGTCAGTTGAAGAGCTAGAAAAAGGCTACTGTCACTCTTTGCAGGCATTAAATGAAATTAAATCGGAGCTAAAATCATTCACAGCTCCTGAAGAATATATTATTCCTGATGTCAAGACGCACCATGAGATCATATCCCGCGCAAAAGAATTAGCTAAAAGCACAGGACTGTCTCAATCGCAATTTGACGCGGTTGTTAGGAAAATGGATGAAAAGAACAGGGATTCAATTGAAAAGTTTGAAGAGTCTAAGAAAAGAGCAGGTGAAAAACTGGATATTTTAGAGGATTACGTCTCTAGACATTATCCGAAAAAATTGAAATCAACGATTATAAATTCGCTGGTAATGGATCCGGAAGCAATGGATGAAGCATTGAAGCACAGGGAATCCATGTTAAACACGCAAGTCCCAGGGATTCATTCCGCACGAGGCTCATCCTTTTCAACCAATGATAATAAAGAAAAAGAAAAAATGATTGAAGCTATGCGTAATTATAATTCTAATCCTACAAAAGAAAATTTAGATTACTACATGAAGCGCATTGAGTCGGTTGCGAAAAACAAGAAAGTGTAGTAATCTTTTTCCCATAAATTGGGAAGTCTACCTTTTCTGTTTATCAATTCAATATCAGCCCGTAATGTGTATCAGCACATCTATGACAACCTGGTAGGTGAAATTAGTTTGTACCTATTTTTTTTAGGTATTTTTAATCTATTTTTAACCTATGAGGTTTTATGTCTACTGACTATAAATGCTATTCAGAACTATTCGACACCGAAGTTACGCAGCAATATCAGAATAGTTTAAAATTAAGACATACCATCGACGAACGAGAAGGCCTTACCGGAACGTTTTTAAATATTCCAATTTCAGATCTTCTGGAATTGAAATCGGCAACGTTTGAAGCGAGCGACATTTTAGCGACTAATGTTCGAGAAACTAATATACAAGTCCCCACGAGCAATTATTACCTAAAAACGGTAATTAATGGCGGAGAAAAAACGCTTTATAACTTTCATAAAGTTCGAGAACACGCGTCTTTGCACGCAAAAGCTAGTGCGCGGATCCTTGACTATATAAAAATCAACGCCATATACAAGGATGAGCAATATATTGCAGGAAAAATAGCAAAAATTCCATTAAAAACAGGAAAAAACACTGGTTTTAATGTTGATAAGCTGACGGCTGCGAACTCAATACTAGAAGACCAAGGCATTGAAATTGGCCCGAAGAAAGTTTCTGGGTGGATACCTGCTCGATTAAAGCCTAACTTTATGGAAGACCAGCGCGTTTTCAGTATATACAGCAACCATGAAAAACCATTGGCTAACTATCAAATTACAGAATATTTAGGCGTGGATTTTAGAATTCTTGGTCAAAAGGGCATAAATACAATTCCATTTATTGAGGACCAAGAAAATGGAAATAGAACTTACCAAGTGCCTATAGTCCATCGCGACGCAATCGTGCAAGGGTTTAACAGAACTATTTCTACATCCGTCACTTGGTTGCCCCATCAGGATAGGTGGGAACTACTAACTTCTGTGACGACTGGCGCAAAATTGGTGAAACCGGAAGGCGTGGTCATGATAGAAGCGGAATCGATCCCGAAATCTAATGTTTGAAATATATCCTGTAAATGGGGGGCTAACATATAGTTCCCCAAATCTTTATACAGCAGTCACGTCAGACACATTTGATTTGGTTATTAGCAAGGATTATGGCCAAGATTTATATGAAAAGGGGTTAATTGGCGAACAATCAAACGTCTTTATAAAAACTTCAGATGGTGTTTTTTTAATGAGCTTTACTTTGGATCCAACAAGCAAAAAAATAGTTGGCAGTAAATTATTAGACCTGAAAAAAGAAGAAAAATTATGAGTAATATCACTTTTCTCCAATTAGAGCCGGTAAATCTTAATACTGGAAGCGAGCCAACAATATTTATCGCTCAGGTTCCAAAAGATAACTATGAATCCTGTCTAAAAGAGGGTTACACGGATGTTTATTTCAATAAAGGGTTAGTAAAAGAAAAAGACGTATTTTGCATTTATTCTGTTGGGGTATTTATCTTGACAAGAAACAATTCTCTAACCAAACTTATTAAGGTTTTGTAGTGTTGTTAAGCTTGTGTTCAATAACGAAAGGATATAACAGCAAAGCGCCCAATATTTATGCTGGATTTACAGATGATGAATTAAAAAACATTATTTTAAAAGGCTATTTAGCGGGAACGGAAGCATTCTTCAGTTTAATTCAAAACATAAAAGACAGCGATGTTATTTTTATTAACTTCAACAAAGGCTCTGGGCTTTTTGTTTTCGATGCATCCCAGGATAGGTTAATCCTATCGAAATCTTTTCTAAAAGATTATGATTTTGATAAATCGCCATTAAGGGATGACTCCCTGATAGGCCCAGAAGCTATCCCTCCATTTGGATTAAAGCCATCAAAGAATTTTTTTAATGTTCCATTTATTTCGAGCTTAGATCCGGATAAAACGAGTTTTAGTGAAAAAATTACTGTTTCGATGAATGGAAATAATTTATCCTACGTAACAGAAGTAATTTTTGGCGAATATAGCGTGGAATTCATCGTATTAGACGATGGGAAAATCCATTTCGATGTTCCTGCGCTGGAAAAGGAAGGCGACTATTCTGTTTATGTGAAGAATGCATTTGTAATTTCAAATAAAAAAACATTCCAATTCCAAAAAATAAAGCCAGTAATATCTAGCATAAAACCAAATAAAGGCGCTTTAAACGAATCTGTTCCCATTGTTGTAACAGGAAAAAATTTTTATACAGTAACAAATGCCGTTTTTGCCGGGAAAGATATTTTACCTACTGAAATTTCCGAGACGACACTAACAATTATCCCTAAAAAGCGATCTAAGCTAGGAACAGTACAACTTTATTTAGAAAGCCCTGAAGGAAGGAGCAATAAAGTCCAATTTGAATTTATCTCAGCAGAAGTTATTAAATCTATAACGCCTAATTTTGGCCCATTAAAAGGCGGAACAGATTTTGCCATAGAACTTGAAAATTTTAAACAGGCTTTGGAGTTAAAATTTGGCGATGTAGATGCCGCAGCTAAGATAAAGGAAAATGGGGTAATATTTGGTAAAGTGCCGAAGGGGAAAACTAGCGATCCAGTTAACGTTTCTGTTAGGAACTTAGCAGGATGGAGTAATTCTGTCCCATTTTATTATTATGATGACCTTCCTTCGATAAGTGGAATTTCTCCAAATTTATTACATGTCGAAGAAAGCGGAGTGACGATTACGATAATAGGGAAAAACTTCACGCCTAATAATATCGTTAACGTTAATAATATTGATATTTTTCAAATTAATTTCATAGATAATAATACTCTTACATTTGTTGCTCCAAAATCTGATAAACCGCAAGGCGTAGATGTTTATGTTAATAGGCCAGGGGATGGAAATTCTAATAAGGTCAAATTATTCTACAAATCAAAAATTTTACCAGAAATAAAAAAAATAGAGCCAGGGGAAGGGAAAATAGAGGGCGGGGATAAAATTCATATACAAGGGGAACACTTATTAAAAACGAATAAAATCACTTTTAATGGCAAGGATGGGAAAATAGAAATTAACAATGATAATTTTGTGGATGTAATTACGCCGCCTGCTGATCATGAAGGGGAATGTGAAGTTATTTTATACACGTTTGAGGGGCAAGCAACTTGCCCAAAAGACACGTTCACTTATGTAAACGACGTCCCTGTGCCCCCATCATGAAAAAACTAACGATAATTAATCATGCATTGTCTGAGCTTGGAATGGAGGCCATTACAGGGATTTCAGATAACAATGTTGCCGGGATATTGGACACAAAGCTTAGTGTGTTGATGCCGATATTGTTGCAATCAGCGCTTTGGAATTTTGCTATGAAATTCAAATCGGACAAAACTCCGATGCAAAATCCAATAACCCCGAAATTCAAATATAGCTATTCGCTACCAAATGATTACGGAAGATTTATTAAGCTTGCATCGAACTTTGACGATTTTTTGATAATGGATGGATTCATTTGTTCAGATAGTCGTCCTTTTGAGTATTATTATTTGGTAAATAGCGTGGACTATGAAGCTATGCCGGTTGAATTCGCTTATATTTTAGGTCTTTATGTCGCCGCTGAATCTGCGATTGCTATTACTAGAAATGTTCAATTAGCACAATATTTGACCCAAAAATTTGAACGAGAAAAAAATAAAGCAATATTAACTGATGATATGGAAAGAATAATATCTCCAATAAGAACTTCTTTTTTCGATCGATAAAATGGCAATAGTTAGGCAAACATCGTTTAAAACCGGCGAAATAGATGCGCTGCAGTATACTCGATCGGATTTTCCAGAATATATGACGGCGGCTCAATCGCTAAAAAATATGGAAATAACTGTTACCGGGACGGCTCAAAAAAGATCAGGGACCTTACTATTAGGGTTAATAGAAAACCCATTGAGGGGCGATGAAAAAATAGCCCAAATAAGGGATAGAAATAATAATAATTATCTCGTATTAATTTCAGATAAATTTTATGTTTATGATTTGAATCCACTCACATTAAAATTCATAATAAACTCACCGTACCCCAGCACCGAAGGATTAGACTGGGCTAATGATAATGACTCGCTCATTTTTGTTCACAATAATTATCCGCCAGCACGTCTTTATTTCAATGGAATCGATTTTGTTTTTGAGATCTTGAATATTTATCCTTTACCGGCCTATGATTTTGGTGATTTCGATTATACAAGGATCACTTTTAACATAAGCGAGGACAGAATAAAAACCAGTTCTCCTATCCCTCAAAGTTATTTATGGGGCCAATTCTTGGCAAAAGGACGCAGTGTTGAGGATCTAATAGGTTGCGGCGTAATAAATAGTATTGATGCGTATGGATTCACGGTTGATATGCATATTCCATTCATGAATGGTGATTTTTCAGGCAGCCAAGTCTCATTGAGAGAACCGGCTTTTTCTAGTCTGGCAGGATGGCCAAGCAAGGTAATTTATTACCAAAATAGACTTTGGTTTGCGTCTACAGCTAAATTGCCATCAGGAATTTTTGGATCAAAAATCAATCGCCCTGTTAATTTTGACGTCGGCACAGGAAAGGATTCTGAGGCGATTATTTATTGCATCGGACAAGAAGATTGCGGGAAGATTTTATGGCTTAATGGAGGAAAACAACTAGAAATATACACTGAAAACTATGAATTCAGTTGTCAGCAAGGGCAGGACCAGCCATTAACGCCTTCTACTTTCAATCTTAAACAGCAATCATCTTTTGGTGTATCTGAAAAAATAAAACCAGTTACCTACATGAATGATAGCTATTTTGTCGCAAAAAAAGGAAATTCTATTCTTAATTTTAAATATCAAGGTATTGGCCAAAGCTATTTAGCGCAGAATGTATCAATGGCATCGCAGCATCTCGTGAAATCACCGACAAAAGCAGTTTTATTGAGAGGGTCTGACGCATCGCAAGACAATTTTATTTATTTCTTGAACCCAGATGGTTCATTAACGACCTTTCAATACGCGACTGAAATGGGACTTGCTGCTTTAACGCCCGTTTTTTTCAATGAAAATATCCGTGTTTTAGACATTGAAACGATCAATAATTCTGTTTATTTGTTCGCTAAATACAAAAATAATAGCTATGGAATTTTGGAAATGTACAGAGATTTCGTGCTGATGGACAGTGCAGCTTATGTCGATGTTAATAGCGACGGAAATATGTATATCCCGTATTTAGATGGCGTGGATAAGGTGCAGATTACTTTTGAAAACCAAGACTTTGGTTTGCACGCATGCCAAGACAAAATAATTAATATCCCTGCGCTTGCATCTAAAAAAGCGTTTGTCGGATTAAATTTTGATGTCGAGCTAAAGAGTATGTATTACACAGGAGGTCCAGATTCATCTCCGTATAAAAAATTTATTACAAAAGCTTTCGTGGACTACTACAAAAGCTTCGATTTCTATGTTAATGGAAAATTAGTGAACTATCAGTTTTATGATGGGATAGAGAAAAATACTATTTTCAAAGAGGCTCAGACAGGCGTTGCAATTATTGATTATGTCGGTGGATGGCACAAGCATAAAAACTTAACCATTACACAAAAAGCGCCTTACAACCTTCATATTATTTCAATTGCATACCAAATAAGTTATTCAAAAATTTAGGAGAAAAAAATGGCAATAATGGGAGTAGCAATAGCGCAATTTGCAGAAGCTGAATCGAAAAAAGAAGCATTAAATTTGCAATCCAAACAAAATGAGATTCAATATAATCAAAAGAGATTACAAACACTCAATATTTTGGATAATGTGATTCAGCATCAGCAAGCGCAAACGACTGTGCGTGGCACTTCATTTAATTCAGCCTCATTCAATGCTATCCAAAGAAATACGGAGAATATTGCCTCCGAGGAATTATCCAATCAAAATATGCAAAAATCTCTTTTTGATAGAAATATTCAGGTTGAAAAAAATAAGGTTAACCAAACTTTATTTGCTCAACTATTTGGCGATGCCATGACGGCCGCCGAAATGGCCGCAGGGGGGGCATAATGACTGAACCTATTGCGCAATTTCAAAATGAAAATCCAATATTGCCCACTACAAAAATAGAATCCGGAGATGAAGGATATCAAGCGATCGGTAATGCTTTTAGACAATTATCCAAAACAATCAGTAATCATGCAAAATATACCCAAGACTTAAAAAACAATTCTCTCTATCTATGCGGTAATTCTTCAGCATATGAAATAGAGCAACAAACAAAGGCTCAATTAAAAGAGCACCCAGAATTAGCTAGCCAAATTAGATCGAACGCAATTAATGAATTACAAACTATATCGCAAACAGAAATAACTGGAAAAGATAAAGATAGATTAATAAGTTCTTTGAATATGGCCGCATCACGCATTGGTTATAGTGCAGAAATGGCACGATTTAATTATGCCAAGAATACGGCCTCATACAATATATTTAGCGGCTGGAAAGGGACATTAGATAATCTTGCGCAGAATGTTGGGACTAATCATTTTGATGAATTGCACACTGCTGCGACAAAGCAATTAGATGAGGCATTAAAAGGAGGGATACTGTCACCTGACAAATATTATGTTCTGCATGAGCAGCTAAAACATGTCATGGACAATCAAACCCTAGCGCATTCTATTATTGGGAAAAATAAATCATCGCTAGATTTGAATACGCTCGCTGCAAATCCATATTCAACCCTAGATAAAAGTGCACTGCCTATTAACGGGAATACGGACTATATTCAGCGCCATTTTACAATGGATTTAACCTTAAACACGCTAAAAACTAATTTAGTTCGTGGTGAAACATTAAACACAATGGCTATAGGAAATTTAAAACCCGAACAAACCAATGAATTATATCTTTATGGAATGGGCGTTCAAAAGGCGAATGGCGTCTTTAATAACGGCGAAAACTACCAACAAATTGTAAGAAGATTAGATCAACTAAATAACAAAGAACACTTAACTGAGTCCGAGCGAGGAGAATTCGAACGTTATAAGCATATACAAAATGATTTTCAATCCGGCGATTATTCAAAAATCGTTCTATCGACTCCTGCTGGAATGCGTATTGAAAATGAGTTTAGAGATGAAACAAAAACAGGAACAGAAAATTATAATCTGGCGCTCAATAACCGTATTAGAAAACTAGCGCAATATGGGATCGCTACGGGTATTGATTCTCATCTCATTAAGCCTATTCCTGACCAAATAACCCAAGCTGCGCAATCTTCTTTTGATCCTGGCGGAAACCCTGAGATGGCCATCAATTCTATGGCGATGCTAACTTCAGAAAATAGAGTTTATTTAGCCGATTCGATGAAAAAACCAGAGCATCAGGAAGTAGTCTACTTAGTAGGTAGTAATCATATCAATTTGCAGGATAAAGCGGATTTAATTTTGTCGAATCAAACAGGGTTATCGTTTAGTGCGATTAAAAACACTTCGAAAATAGAACATGATTTAGCTGCTTCGATTTATGCCCCAAAGATCACATTTACCGATAAAGCAAAAAATTCCGAACAAGCTTATGATGCGATGAAATATTTGAGTTTGACCTCACAGGACAGACAAGCACCAATATTCAAATCATTAACCAATTACGTTAAATATCAGGCGATCAAAAATAGTGATTTTGATCTAAATCATTCACAGGAATATATCGACAAAGCGATCTCATTATTGGGGAAAGGGTTTGATATAAAAAAAGGCGACAACTATATATTCAATTCATTACCGATAACGGATAAAGAAGCAAAAAAATTAGCTAATAGTGTTATAGATATAGCTTACGCCAAGCATTATGGCGAGATGCCAAAATCAAATATTAAGGAAGAATTAAATGATTTTACTCCTGGTACCAAAGCCGTTTTGGACAAAATCAAAAAATCATTCAAAGGTACTGATATTTCAGATGAAATAGCATACAAGAAAGCCAAGCAGGCATTTTTAAGTTCGAACCCATTAACAATTTTTAACACGCCTGACAATAAGATTATTGCGCAAGATGCAAATCGCACTATTTATTATGTTTTCCCTTTTTCTCATGGATTGATTCATGCCAATCATTAGTAATTTTTCTGTTCCAGACTATGCGGCTGAAGCTGGGTTGCAAAATGCACAATCAAGCGAGATGCCATTTTTAACCGGCATAGAATTTTCTATGGAAAAGGGTCTTTTAGAAGCCCCTGAGCTCATTAGCAAAGGCGCTACACTGATTGGTCTTCAAAAAGAGCCGAGCGGATTAAACAAGGTTTATGACGCATTAAACATGGGTCTCAATCATCCGGCAGGCATTACACAGTCTTTGGTAAATGGCTTGGCTGAGTTTGCGCTCGATCCATTGTCTTATATAGGTGCTGGCGTAGCAACTAAAATTACAAAATATGGTTTAGAAACGAAAGCAGCTGAAGATTTATTAGGGAAGTTCTCTGAAAAAACTGCCAGCAAGATTGAGATGGCAACAGAAGGCGTCGCTATAAATACCGCGGTAAATTCCCCTAGCGCCATCAATGATCACTTAAATTTTGATAAAAATAATAAGGCGAGTTTTGATACTGGTGGATTTTTAAAATCCGAAGCAATGGCCGCAGGAATGGGACTTGCATTTCCACTCGTCTCATTTGTTGCTGGCATGGTGAAAGGGAAAATTAACAATATTCATACTTCAAATGAAATTGTGACGCCGATGATGGAAGGTTTCGCCAAATTATACGATAAAGTTAAATCTAAAGGCGAAGACGTAAACGCCAATGAAACGCTTATCAACATGGCTGATGAGCTGAAGAATAAACATCCTGAAATGGAAAACAGGATAAAAACGCATGATATGCAATCAATGAAAGCATCCTATGTAGCGCCATTAGAAGATATTGGAAATATGAATTCAAAAATTTCAGATGCTGTTGATGATATTACCTTATCCAGAATTGATAGTTCGAAAGCGGATGGCATAAAGGAAGTCGCTGATATCATTCCAGATGAAAACCTAATCAAACCCGTATTAAACCATTTAGCAAAAAAGATCAGCGAAAAAGAGACTGATCTCGGCGAGAAATCTACCTTAAACGCGATGGATCATATAAAAAGCATCATTGATAGAAAAAAAGAGGCCATTAAGACTGACGAAATAAAAATAGAAGATGAACTACCTGAATTAGAGTCTATGCACGAAGGAAGTACTGACGAGTACAACGCTGTAAAAACTAAGCTGCAAGAATTTCGCGAAAACAAAGGCGTCATTAATGATTTGGTGGATTGTTTCCTTGGGGCAAAAGATTGATGGATAACAAAAAATTAGTAAAAGAGCTCGAAGCAACCAAAAGAGAGCTTCTTGATTTAAAGGCAAGACACAAAGAAGCGATATGGAGAAAAGCGGATAGATCGCAAGCTAAAATTGAAGCAAATCAGTTCGATAGAGAGATATCAAAAAAGGTAGAGGGCGATACCAGGGGCGCTTGTTTAATTTCTGCTATGAAACAATTGGGCAGTTTGAACAACCTATCTAAGGATGATTTAAAGGAATATGCGAGTCAAGTTGCAGATATCATCAAGAAGACTGGCGAAAGAACGGGAAAGGTTCATAAGGAATTCGCCGACGAATATGAAAAGAAACTACACCATGAAGCTGTAAGATTAGGGAATAATGTTATTAAGATAAATAAATTAATAAAATTATTGAATTTAAAAAAAATAAACATGAGAGATTTGCTTGATATCTCAAATAAGAACCCGGTAGAAAATGTTCCGCAATATATCCATTCCGCCAAAAATGATTTGTATAATGCGCTTTTAAATAGGCTGTCCAATGAAGAATCTGAGCTTCTATCTTCTGGTAGAGATGGCGAAATTAAGATTATGCGTGCTTTGGATGGCAATGAAAATAGTGGCGCAGCAAAGTCTATCGCGGATAAAATCAAGGCATACAATGAATATAGAACTCAAAAAATGATTGAGTCTGGCGCTTTGAGAACGAATGAAGTATTGAAAAATAGACTATTTAGAACTGATCACAACATTAAAAAAATACTTGGAGGAAAACTATTTGGGAAGTTATCAAAAGTTGATTTGGATGAGGCAAAAAACAAATGGATTGAAGATGTTTATCGACTAGCAGACCATAAAAAAACCTTTGGAATTAACCCAACGCCTGAAGAAACGCTGAAAATACTGGAAGAAGCTTTTGACGATATAACCTCACAGACTCTTGAGCCGAATGTGCGAAGAAAAAAAGGCGATCCTTTGTTGAAGCATAGGCAGATACATTTCAAAGATTATACATCTGAGTATGAATATCAAAAATTATATGGAAGAGACAGTCTATTAGATTCCATTGTTTGTGATATGAATTACTCTGGGAATCAAATTGGAATATCACAATTATTAGGAAGCGATACTTCCAAGGCTTTTGAGCAATTAATAGCTGCTCAGGTAAAAATTAATCCTTCCGAGCATGGCCCTACTTGGCGATTAAATACAACGAATATGTACAATATCGCAACACGCATTAATCAAACTATTGTTTCGCCAAGACTGGCAGAAATATTCCAATCCATGCGCGGAGTAACGTCCGCTGTCAAATTAACAGGTATCACGATTCAATCTCTATCAGACTGGGCGCACACTGCGATGTATGCAAAACGCTGGGGTTTTGGAGGGACAGAAACAGCATTTAAAGGAATAAAAAATTTACTTGCTGGAATAAATCAGGATGAAAAAATTAATGTCGCCAAATCGATCAAATTCCTTTTTGATACGCATTACTTACATACGGCGAGATTTGTAGAAAGCACCAATATATCTACCATCGATAAATTGACGAATGCCACTTTTAAATGGAATGGCCTAGAGCGATTTGACGCAGGAAACAAATTCGCAATTATGTCGACGGTCGCAAAAAGTCTTGGAGAATTATCTAATAAAAGCATGGATGAGCTGCCAAATGAAACCAGGATACAGCTATCCAAATATTTGAACTCTGATGAATGGGATTTGTTGAGAGCGAATACAAAGAACGGTTATTTCACGATGGACAATTTAGAAGGATTGGACAATCCAGGCCTTCAACGAAAAGTTTTTTCAATATTCAATACAGCTGCTCATAATACGGTGCTATCACCGGGTAATTTTGAAAAAGCCTTTATGTACTATGGGACACGTCCTGGAACGCCACTTGGTGAAATCATGCGAACCGTCATGCAATTTAAAGGCTTTGCGCTCTCATATATACGAAGAGTCCTAATTGATGGCTACCATGATGCTACGGAGGCTCAAATGAGAGGCAGATGGGCAGCTTCGCTACTTGCCGGAACATTTGCATTATCTTATGCCTCAAATAGTCTACACAGCCTCATAACTGGAAAAACACCGGTTTCTCTCTCAGATATGGATTCTTTGGACCTATTTAAAGTACTAGCTGGCCCTTTGGGAATATTTTTGACCGTCCTATCGAACCAAAACCAGAACCAGAATTTATTGCCAAAACTCATCTCCACTCCAACCATTAACCTAATTGGACATGCGCTAAGCGCTCCTTTGGCAGCTATAACGGGAAATGAAAAAACAGCCGTTCGAAATTTTAGAGACATGGCATCTGATGTTTTACCAATAAGTACCATGCCGATTATCGGAACAACAATAGCCTCCGCTTTGGGTAAAAAACCCTATCTAGAACCGGGGCAAGAACTATTATGGGGGATTGATTGAGTAATTTACCGCAGCAGTACACGTTAATTCAATATATTTCAGATGGGGAAACGCTAAAATATGATTTTCGTTTTTTGATTTTAAAACCAGAAGACATCAAAGTTTATGTGACGCTTAAAAAGGCAATCCCAGATCCAGAAAATGATATCAAAAATCTAGATGATGATTACACCGTAATAAATGTTGGGAATATAAATGGTGGGACTATCGTATTTAAGGATGCAAGTATTATCCCTTCTAATTCGATTATTTCTCTGAACCGGGAGATGGAGAATAGCATCGAAACTGAGTTTGCGAACTCAAGAAATTTCAATGGAAAAAATTTAGATGATTGTTTTGAAAGATTAATTTTGATTGTTCAGCAACTTGCAACGACGATGAGATACAAGGCCTTGCAATATATTCCCAACTCTTATTCGAAAACGACTGGAAATAATCAACTTCCAGTATTAACGGATAAAGACGGGTACGGATGGGTGAGCCAAGGTGGGCAGGTGATTGCGGCCAAAATAGGGTCAGGTCCAGACGCTGATGTACTGCGTTCTGAGTTAGAATCACAGGCTCCAAAAGGATCTGATGGGGCTTCCTTGGTTGGTTTTTATGATGATTCAACTAAAAAAGGATCTAAATTAGATGCTGCACTAAATGCGCTTATTAATAGAGTGGAAAAATTAGAAGGCGCCACTATACAATTAGAGGAATCAGCACTGCATTCTGGCGATATAATTTATACTTCCTGGGGTAATATTCGACCAGGTTTTTTATTTTGTAATGGAGAAAGCCTTTTAATTAACGAATACCCTAAACTTTATAGCGTTATTGGTAAAACTTTTGGTTCTACTGATGATGTCCATTTCAATATCCCCGATTTAAGACGTAGAGTTGCCGTTGGATCTGGTGGAATTGGATCTTATATTTTGGGGGCTGGGTTAGGGAATATAGGCGGGGAAGAAACCCATACCCAAACCGTAGCAGAAATGCCTCCCCATAATCACGTCACATTCGCCTGGGGCCGCGATTCTAATTCTGTAAATCGTTCGAGCGGAAATGCAATACCAATGTCGGAATTAAACGAGACACAATACTCAGGAAGCGGAATGCCTTTTAATATTCTCCAGCCATCTTTAATTTTAAACGCTTATATAAAAACATGAAAAAACTTAGAAAAAGTATTTCTGAGCTAAAAGAATTAATCGATATGACTTTTTCCAAGCGCTATAGGCACTGGAGAAATGAGGATGGCGATTTGATATGTGAACACGAAGGCATTAAATACAAATTTCCTATCATCACGCTAAGACCATATCAAAAAGAGATATCCAAAGCGCTCTTTGAAGAAGGGAAAAAGCGATTCTTTTTGGTTAGGCCACGAAGATCCGGGAAAGAAGTAGAAAGTTGGAGCCTGCTAATACAAGCGGCATTAACTAAACCAGGTCTTTATCTCGCGATTTATCCAACCAATGTCCGTGCACGACTCGTTCTTTGGGATGGAGCAATTTTTCTTAATGATAATGGGGAGTCAAAATCTATAAAATTTATCGATATGATTCCTGAAAAATTTGTAAGGTCAAAAAATAATACCGAAATGTCGCTTTCTCTAACAAATGGGTCAATTATAAAATGCGTCGGAAGCGATATCGACCCAGACAAATTACGCGGAACGAATTGCATGGGCGCATTTTTCTCAGAATTTGCATTCTCGGATCCTAGAGTTTTGCATACCCTAATGCCGGCTTTTCGACAAAATGGCGGCTGGTTCATATTACAGACAACATTTAATGGCCTAAATCACGCCTACAAATTCTTTAATGAAGTCAAAGGCAATAAATTTTGGGTAACAAGACTCGATAGTGTTGAAAGTTTAAAAAACGATCGAGGTGAACGATATATTACCGATGACATGATTGATGAGGATCGAAAGGCAGGAATGCCCGAATTCCTGATCCAGCAAGAATATTACTCTGTGGTTACATCAAACCACGAAAAACTTTGGTTCAGTGAGGGCATAAAGCATATTATGGAAGAAGAACAAATTATTGAAGGCTTATACTTAAATAATAAGCCCGTCTATTGCTTTGCAGATTTAGGTGTTAACGATTCAACGGCCATAATAATGGCACAGTTTGACAATGAAATGAGACCTCAGATTATCAATTATATCGAGGACAATAATAAATCATTAGAGTATTACATTAAGCAGGCTAATTATTTTGTTAATAAAAAGCAATTGCATCTAAAAGAATGGTTTTTGCCTCATGATGGTGCGCGAAGAGATATCTGCACTGCAAGAACTCCTGTCCAATACTTCTCCGAATTGGGTGAAAAAGCTACAAGCATACAAAGGCCAAGCAATAAAATTGACGCTATACGAGCGATGAGAAAATTATTGTTTAAATCTAAATTCAATAAAGAAAATACTGCGCGTTTAATTGACTGTCTTAGCAATTATTCCAAAGTATATGATGAGAAAAACAATATTTATCGCAATGCCCCGCTTCACGACTGGTGCTCACATGGCGTTGATGCTTTCCAGAGTATGACGATTGCACTTGAATCAGCCCTGATCAATACAGCTCCAATAGATACTTTTTATTACTCTTAAATGGTAATAATAGGCATAAAGTATTACTATATACTTTTACATATTTTATTCAGGATTAACCATGGCAGCAAAAATTATCGCCGTCGTCAATCAGAAAGGCGGCTGCGGGAAAACCACGGTCGCGATTCAGGTTTGTGGAACTTTAGCGCTACAAAAAAAGGAAGTACTACTCATAGACGCTGATGAGCAGAATTCTGCTGTTGAATGGGCCTCGATGGCGCCCGAGTCAACCCCCTACCCGGCTCGCGTGTTCAATTTAGCTGCTGCCGGCCGTAAAATTCATCAAGAAATTAAAAAATATTATTATGATTATGACTATATTTTCGTTGACTGCCCCCCAGCGGCTGAGTCGCCCATCTCAAAATCAATTTTGCTGGTATCCGACCTTGCCCTAGTGCCCTTTATCCCCGATGGCCTCAACCTCTCCGCGTCGGTAAGAATTCGCGATACGATCCAAGATGCACAAATTTTGAACCCAAGTTTACGAAGTCTATTGCTGTTGAACAGAGTAGAGCCTAAAACAAATCTCACAAATGAAATTTTAGAATTATTAAGTGAGTTTAATATGACGCAATCTGAAACAAAATTACACAAGAGAACACACTATCCAGAATCTTTTTTGATTGGCGGGACTGTTCATTCTCTAAAAAGTAAGGCTAAAGATGCCATAGATGAGATTGAAGCATTTACCGATGAACTTTTACAATTCCTAAGGAACGGGGAATAGCATGAGTAAATATGACTTAAGTAATTTCAAAATTAAAATTGCTCCTAGAGATAAGGAACAGGTTGAAATAGAAGCATCTTCACGATTTACTAAAGCTGATGAAACTCTTGGTGTAGTAGAGGAGATACCTAAAGCCAATTCTGTAAAAAAAAAATCATACCAAAAAGTCATCAGAAAAACTTTTTCTATCACTAAAACAGAAATTGAATTAATTTTAAAAATAAAAGACAAAGCACTAAACAAAAAAGTCATTCTTTCAGACAGCGCGATTGCTAGGATTGGATTTTTGCTACTATCTGATCTGTCTGATGGTGATTTAGTTTCGTTATCAAAAAGATTGGAAAAAACACCTTTAGGAAGACCAGTGAAATAATTTTGTCATTTAAAATATTGAATTTTTCTACTATATAACCCAATCCAATATTTCCTAAATTTTTGCAATGAGGCTATCCAAGTTAAATCAAATTTTTCATTACGTGGAATAAACCAGTTATTAAGTCCAGTTCTGAAAATATTTTTATACCCATGTTTTATCATAAATCGGTATTTATCATGATTTATGATATGATCTTCTAGTAAGATAAGGCTTGGCTTCCATTTTTCTAAAGAAAAACCTTTAAACATCTCCATTTCATGTCCTTCAATATCCACTGATAAGAAATCAATCTTTTCTACTCCATTTTCGTCTAAAATTGAATCAAGGGTTCTGCATTCAACAAATTCTTTTCGTGAATTATTTATATTTATACCACGAGCAATTGTTTGATTATTTAAAGTTGAAAGAGCGCCTGCAACCAGCATTGGAAGTTTATATCCTTGATTCTCAGGGCTAGAGCATGCCGATTGGATAACTAGCGCATTACGCTGTTCTCTTAGTAAAGAACAATATTCATTAAGAGGTTCAATGAGCAGACCATTCCATCCGATTTGTTCAAGATGCCAAGTCTGAGAATCTATTATAGGATGATTTGCTCCGACATCAACAAAGAACCCTGAATGCTTATTATTAAAAAATTCTCTTATAAATTTTTGCTCTAATTCTTTTTCGATACAAAAACGATAAGACTTTCTTTCAACAAAATCGATATTTTTTATTTTTTTTAACACGATTAACTACTAATGTAGATTACTAACGTTATATTACCATTTAGCTAAATATTCTTCCATCACATGCACGTCCGTAAAGTTAAGATAAATTGCCGTTGTATTTAAGTTGTCATGGCCCAAGATTTTTTTTAGGCTGGCCAGCGATATATTTTTTTGTAGGGCTAAGGTCGCAAAGGTGTGACGAAGAATGTGAGGAGTGACTTGCTCCACTATTTTTGCTCTGTTAGCGATATTTTTGATAATTTTTTGTACCTGTCTTACACCAACCGGAAAATTATTATTAATTGCGAAATAATGCTCAAGTAATGTTTGGACCCTCCTAGACATGGGCACTACCCTTTTTTTAGATTTTTTTCCATAAGGGCCCCCTTTTCCTGAAACACGAATTGATTTTTGTTGCCATAGAATTTGCTGCGGGTTAAGGTCACATAATTCAGAAACTCTTAGTCCCGTATCAAGCAACGTCCAAACAATTAGTTTTTCTTGCATACTTTCGCAAGCCTGACAAAGTCGATCTGCCTCCTCGTTTCTTAACGGCTCCCTTACATACTGATAACCCATTCCCATTTTTCTTCAACCTTGCTTCTTGATTTAAGTTCGTAAAATGTTAAAATTTAAGAATTATTCTCGCTATATATTAAAATCTATTAAAATAAATTTCTTAGCTAATAGCAAGCAGTTATTGGCTTTAGAGATTTTATGGCTTAAAGGGATTTATTTTTGATGTCGTATTATTAGACGGAAGGCGAAGTAATTAAGTAATTTAAAATTATGACAAAGCAAGAACAAACAGCCATGAATATGGCAGGGTTTATCAAAAAGCATACTTTAATTTTATTAGAGAAGCTGAACGATCTTGACTTAGATTCTTGCGCAACTGATTGCGAGGAATTAAACGACGTTGCAGAAAAGCTTTATATAAAATTAAAGCACACTCTAGAAAGCCAATGAACTGCGCATTGCGCAATTAGTCTGTTTCCCCTGCGCATATGCCTATATTTGGCATAATAAATAAAGCCATGACCTTTTTCTCAGATATGCCCGTTATTTTTTGAACAGATTTAGGTGGCATATCCTTATTTAGCAATAGTTGTGCTACTGGCTCTGTTCTAGGCCTTTTTTGTTCTGTGCTGAGATAGGGTCATAGGCTACTAATTTCATTACATCTTTTTCAGAAAGATCAGTTATAACTTGGACGGCTCCAGGCGACATTCCATCAGCTAGAAGATTTTTGGCAATTGCTATAACCCTACTGCATGCGACTTCTTCACGTGCTAATTGGTTAAATATTTCTAAAGTATTGAGGCTGCCACCGAATTCTAGAAGTTTTTTGGCCATAGCAAAAGTGCGTTCGCCTTCTTTACGGCCTTGTTCTAGGAATTTTTCTAGGCCTTGTTTTAGGCCTTGTTCTAGGCCTTGTTCTAGGCCCTTTTTTTCTAGTTGCTGAGCTAGTGTCATAATATCCAATTAAATATTGAGAAGAAAAAAATGGCTAATCTTCTAGAGTAAGTAAATCTTGATCCGATAGACCAGTTAATTCCTTGATAACTGCAGGGTTAAACCTTTTGTCTAGCATTTTTTTAGCAATAACAAAATCTTCTTCTCTTCGGCCCTTTTGTTCTAGTTGTTGTGCTAGTGTCATAATATCCTCTCTATAGTTGGGTAAGTTATCAGCTAATGTTGAGTAAAATTGCTCGAAATTCTTAGACTCACCCTCTTGGCTTATATAATACAATAAACTGCTAAATTGGTCATGTGTCAATAGGTTCTTAGCCAATTGCAAAGCTATATCTTGTATAAATTCCAGTGCGTCTCGTTTATGAATGTTCTTTTGTATTAACTCTAGTATTGCTATCCCTCTATGTTTCCGTAGCTCATCATCGGGAATAACAGTAATATCAATGAGGGGGTAAGGTTTTAAGAAAGTCTCCTGGGCTAATTCTTTATTTTCAAAGCAATCCATAATGTCTGTGCTAAATGGGTACGGACTTTTTTTCCCACGATAAAAAAGCAAAGGAATCACGATGGGTAAAGTTTGGTGCCCTTGGTCCAAATGCTGTTTCATAATAGCGATTTGGTAGCGCAATAGTTTGAAAGGTGTTAATTTTCTTGGTGTCGTTTCATGCTCGATGAGCGTATAAATATAGCCTTGCGTTCCGGCTATTTTGACCGAGTAAAGAATATCTGAAAAATGATGTTTTAAATCTTTTTCTACAAAAGAACCCGGTTTAAATCTTAAAGTAGGAAAATCACATTGTTTTTTAATTCTTTCAGGTAGATATGTTTCTAGAAAAACCTTTGCTTTACTAATATCCGCTAAAAAATTTCTAAATAGTCGATCATGTGGATCGTGAATTGTTATAGTCACTTTTTTTTATATTCCTTAAATTTCTTTTTTCAGAGCCTGAGCTGAAAGTTCTTTTGCAAGTTGAGACAAAGCTGCTTTTACTAATTTTATGTCGAAATTATGTAGGCCAAAATCATCACACGCAAGCTTCCCAAACTCATTAATTCTTTTTGCTTGAATTTTCTTAAGCTTATTTTTTTCTTTTTCTATTTTTCGGATTAGTTTTTCTTCTTTTTCTTTTTCTTTTAAGCTGTTTTTTATATATTTCATTATTTAATCCCTATTTGAAATTTAAAATTATAATAATTAACAAAATTGATTATTAATTTCTTCGTTATTGAAAGTGTCATGTTTTCTTGGTGTCGAAATAGTATAATTGATTATATGTTTTTAATTTCGATTTTAAAAGATTTGATCGCCAAACAACCTATCGATAGGCCGATTAATATCGTGATAAATAATAATTTTACGCCAGACGATTATAGCCATTTGAATTCTTGCATTGATTCTGTTAATCATGTTCCAGCAACTTTGCATCATCCAGAGAATATGCATTTTTTAACATGCATATTTCACTATATTCAAATTTTCTTGTCATGGATTATTTCAATAATCAATCACATAATCTGATCCTTTTAATCGTAATACTATTAATACTTTATGCCTATTAAGCCTATTATTAATCGTAATACTTTATGCCTATTATTCTTATAATACCTATTTTACCTATTACGAATAGTATTAAAAGTAATACCTTTAATAAAGTATGATCAATATGAATGTTATTACTATTCATAAAGTATGATATAGGCATAAAGTATGAATAGTAATAACTGTAATACCATTAATACTATTCATACTTTATTACCTATTTCTACGCAGGATGTCCTTAAGATTTCTAACTTGCTTTAATCCCTCATGTTTTTTCTCTTCTGACATAGGTTGATTATCAGGGATAGATGATACATAAAATATTTGGCCTGTTTTAGCCTCACTGTTCAACGAACTCAAGCACATGTTAGGGAAGGGTAGTGATAAATCAACGCTCGCTACATTAGGCTTATAGCCCGTGTTCAATGACTGGTTGGATTTTGTGCATTCATTCGACGCCATGGGCATGTGATATTCGGATCGCTTCGATTCTTCCCATGATTTTTCAGCGAGATCCCTTTTCTTCTTCTGCTCGATGCCATATTCACAATGATTAGAAAACCCTTTCGGCGTTGCCCAAATCTTTGCGGCAAGCAGCTTCAATATCCTGTTCAGACGATGTGTGAAGCCTAAAACGCCGCTGTGTTGCTCTTCGTTAACGATGGAAAACTTCATCTGCTCGAGGATCTCTCTGGGGTTTGAAAACCGCAATCCGCCCTTTGTTAACCCCTCAAAAGCTTTCTTCACTATGGTGTATTGGGTAGGGTTCAATTTTTTTGCAGAAAAATTAATATCTTCGTCGCTTGAATTCACCCGGATGATAGGGAATAGTCCTGAGCATTGAATGTAGTTATTAATATTTACAATATTGGAATTGGTAACAACCTCTGATTCTGGTCTCCGTTCGTTTTGTTCATCAAAACTAATATCCCTAATTTTTTCTTTCTTAACGGGTGTAGGGAATACACTTACATTGCTGCTATTATTAATAATATTATTTTCTGTATTTATTTCTTCTATATAGGATTCGGCCCTTTTGTCTGTTTCAGAAACGGCCCTTTTGTCTGTTTCAGAAGTAGACATTTCGGCATTTTTGTTTAAATTTTGGTCATGTTCTGAATAGTTATCAACAGGTAACCCGCCTTCAATCCACCCGTTTTCAGCAATGTGTTCTTTGATTTTTTTTATAAAATTTTCAGAAAGATGAAAATGGGACTTAGGTATCCCTTCGCGCCTAAATACATTAATAGAGACAAAATCTAGCTTAGAGATATTATTGGAATCGGAAATCTTACCTATATATCGTTCTATCGTTTTAGTGCTGACCATTGCAAATTTAGCTAGCTCTTTATGGGTTATTGACACCCATCTTTTCCCAGATTTCTCGATTTTAGTATTCATAAATCCATAAAATATTCTTAATAAAACGAGAGAGCTCATGGTGCCGGTATACGAATGAAGTAAATCAAAAAGCTTGTGATTCAAAGGGACGAAATTAATCTTTTTACTTATTCCAATAAATAGACTTTTTATACCTTGAGATAAACCTAATTTGACTGAAATCAATCCGGCCTTTTCCAGAATTGATAAAAGGGAAGATGTCTTTTTGTAAAAAAAGCCAAACCAAGAGGATATTTTTTTGATATTGGTAATAATTATTTTTTCGCCATTATGCAAGACAGCATATTTCTGCCAGAAGAATCTGAGCTTGGAAAATAGCAGGGAGGCTTCGGAATTTCCTGTGATTTTGTTCAAAAACTCAAACTGTTCGATATTTAGATAGAAAAGTTTCTCAAATGGTATTGATGTTTTTTGATAAATATTGATATAATTTGATGGATCATATGAAATTGGAGTTGATTTTTGAGCTAAATTAATCATTTTTCCTTGTTTCCTTATTTCCTTTTGATGGGGTTATATGAAATGGGAGTTGGTTTTTTGAGCTAAATTGATCATTTTTCCTATTTTCTTTGATTGGGATATATGGAACTTGGTTAGTTTTTTGAGCTAAATTAATCATTTTTCCTTGTTTCCTTTGATTGGATCATATGAAAAATTAATCATTTACCTTATTTCCTTTGATGGGGTTGTATGGAACTTGGTTGAGCTAAAATTAATATTTTTTATATGGTCATATGTAATTAGGGTTATTTTTTGAACTAAATTAATCATTTTTCCTGTTTCCTTTGATGTTTGTGTGGAATGGGTTGGTTATTTTTTGTACTAAATTAATCCTTTTACTTATAGTAAGTTTTGTTTGTTTGTTTGTTTGTTTTTGCACAATTAGTCCTTGTGTAGTTCTCAGATTATCCCCGGACTCTTAATCCGGGGATTCTTTCATTGCTCTATGAAACCTGGTAGCTATGCTGCAGTTGATTTAATAGATCATCTCCCTTATCTGTGGAAATTTTGTCCTCCTTTCCAACTTCATTTTTAAGTTGATTTAACAAGTGATCCGATTTAAACCCCTTAATTTCCTCCTTTCTGTAGTCCAGCACTTCTTCTCTACACTCAATTCCACAAAGAAAATCTGCAAAAGCGTCTCTAAGAGCAAAAGCCCGTGCCCGCATTTTTAACATTCTATTTGTGTATTGAATCCAGGTAGATTTTCCTGTTAAGTTAGCCTTTTTCGCATCTTCAATACTGAATGAACATCTAGTAGGAAGACTTTCTCCTCTTCTTTTTACTTCACAATACGCTGTATCGTCTTCCTGCCACTCTTTGCAGTATTCAAGCTTTCCTGACGATTTCACGATACCTAATAGTCCATCTCCCCATATGGTCGGACGTCCGTTTATGACTGAAATATTTTTCAGTGCTTGTAGTGGTTTTAGCCCTACGTCATGCCCCATTTGAATCGCAATTAAAATGTCAAAAGGTTTTCCTCGGTACTCTTTTGGGCAAAAAGAGGAACTATTTATTGCTTTCGACATGTAACGCATATCATTAATACTGGTAGAGAGTTCTTTGTTTTCCATCTTAAGCTCCTAGTTCTATTTTGTTGTTTCTAAATGAGATTTCACATGTTTGTGGTCCAGGCCAAATATTTTCTTCTAGGCACCCCTTGTATATGACAAGAAGCCTTCGAAATTCGGCAAGCCCAAATTCAAGAAAATCTTCACCTAGTTTGTAGGTAGCGATGGAGAAAGGAGCAGTTTTCTCTGCAACTATTAGCCAAAATGAGGACATTTCTCCCAAGTTGTTTGCTCGCATGCCTTCTCTGATCATGGCCGCCTGTAGAGCGTATCCGTAGCTGAAAATTGAGTTACGAATTCCTCGCAATGAGATATCATTTGCTGTTTTTAAATCAGCGACGACAGTGCGGTTGATGGCGTCTGGCTTGCATTTGCATTTGACACCCGTTTCTTCGTCAACCCAATAAAGCTCTTTCTCGCAAACGGCGCCGCCTAGTAATAGACATGCCGTATCGTGAGCTTTGATTTTATTGGAAATTGACAAAATATCTTCGTATTCGTACAAATCTAGAACAATTCTATCTCCGGCTTCTTCTACGAATTTTTCGTAGTCCTCCTTGCCTTTTTTTGTTCGTTTGTCGAATTTATTCTCAAGTACTACGTATCTGTCGCGAAATTGCTCAGGCTCGAGCACATAGGTGTGCAGAGCAGAGCCAAATTTCATTGCTTTAGTGCTAGATTCTTCATTGATCCCCGACAGATGGCGATGATAAAAATATTCTGGACACCTGTTTAAATCCATTAGGCCGGATCGGGAAACATAATTTTTGTTTGATAGGTAGTCAGACATTACGCAGCCTCCCCATAGAATTTATTCCACGCGGATTCGATATCTTTATCTATCAAGTACCTAAGGCTATACCCCTCGGATAGAAATATCTTATTTTCTTTGATAGCAGATATAAAAAGTGCTTTTTCCATTTCTGGATTTAAATCGTGGACGCAGTAGACGTCTTGGAATAGAACTGCTTGCTCTATTAGCGCCTCGTAGTTTTCCCAAAGTGGATTGGCTCGCCTATCTAATCGTTGATGTGATATATTCTCTTCGTTCATTCTTTGCTCCTTTGTTAAGCAATTGATGGAAAGTGGTAGGGTGGCAATTTGTTGATTTTTGTCACTCCGCCCGCTTTTATTTGATGCAGTTAGCTCATGTTTTCGTATTCTCATCCTCCCCCATACAGGTTCTACTCGATTTATTTGCCTTCTTTGTGCTATTTTACTAAATTTCATTCTTTGCTCCTTATGTAAGCATTTAATGGAAAGTGGTAGGGTGGCAATTAACGTTTGTCACTCCGCCCGCTTTTATTTAATAATTTTATTTACCTATTAACCCGTACTTTGGTCCTCCTCTTTGTTTAATTTTGTATTGATTCTTTTTGGTCTTACTTTTGCCATCTTTTTACGATCTTCAAAACACTCGTAAGGCTGTTGTTCCACCCATTCAAAAAATTCGTCCTCTTTAATAACGATTAGGCCACCGACCTTCCTTACTATTTTATCCAGCCCATTCCGACTTGCACTTTGCAAAAGTTTTCTAAAGTGTTTTATAGAGGGGAAATCGTGATGTTTGTCCCAATCTTGTAAAGCGATGTATTTAATTCTCTTTGGCTGTGTATTCATGGTAGTTATATTAATACAACCAAAATGACATTGTCAATATGTTTATATAAACATATATTTTATCTTTATTACTATTCATAATCGGCATAATCGGCATAATCGGCATAATCGGCATAAGGTAATAAAGGTAATACTATTCATACCATTTCGTTTTCACCCAGCATCAATTTCTCTATAAACTCTTTTCGGATCGATTTTTGGTGCATCTAGCCACTGAAAGAAAGCATCTTCATCAATCAGAAGTTTTCTTCCAAGAAATTTTACTGCGGGGCTTAGGCCGTTTTTTTCTCGTGTGTCCAGCAAGTTCTTTAATGACCTAGGAGTAATAAAAGGGTTCCTCTTTAAAAACTCCTGTTTCGATAAATAATTTCTTTCTTTTTTATGCATAATCTTGTTTGTCTATCCAATCAAAAAAAGCGGTTTCATTGACTAAAAGCTTCCCGCCGATTTTTTTCACAGCTTTGCTTAATCCGCTATCGCATTTCTTATTTTTTTGCAGGAGATAGCGAAATTGCGTTGTTGACGGATACTGATGATGCTTGTTCCATTCGCTCAGTTCAATATATTTCATTTTGTTATTACTCAATTTAAAAAATAAAAAAATTATTATCACAACTACTTATCAATTTTTAATAAATCTTGTTTTAATTTATTAAGTTTTAACGTTTATTATTGTTTAAAAATAAACAAAAGTTTAACGTTATTTGCTTGAAAAAGTACAGTTTTGAAATTATACTACGCACATGATAAAAAACATAATTTTGAAATTTTCAGAAGAAATAAAAAGTATTTTTAAATTATTTAATTTGAAAAATTATTCCGACATATTGCTGGCAATCATTACTTTAATATCTTGTATTTATATACTGGCGAAAGCTTTTGCGGCCGTTACGGCGCTCGTTATTGTCATAGTAGTGAAATTAATCATTTATCGTAATGAAAAAATGGATAATGCAGAGAATGAGTAATTGATTGTTTAGAATAATTATAAAATGTTTTCATTTCTATATTTTAAATATCATTATTCTTATTCCTTCTTATTTTGTTGTTAAGATTTTAGATAATTTACCATTATCTTTAGGGATATATTCGATATTTGTTTCTTGCGTTTTATACAAAGTAAAAAAAAGCTTTTTAGCATGAATCATCTTTCTGTTTTTTTAGTTTGTTGTTTTTTAAAATCGAGGTAAATATGCGTGGAGTTAATAAGGTAATTTTAATCGGGAATTTGGGGAAAAAACCAGATCTGAAGGTTTATAACGGAGAACCCTATGTCAATTTTGGGTTGGCTACTTCTTATAAGAAAAAAAATGGTGTGGAAGAAACGGAATGGCACAACGTAACCGCTTTTGGAAAAAAAGCGGAAATTATTGACAATTATACAGAAAAAGGCAGCCGGATTTTTGTGGAAGGCAGAATCAAAAGCAGTGAATATACAACAAAAGAAGGGATAAAAAAAACGAAAACATCAATCATCTGTAATGATATGCAGATTTTATCTAAAAAAACAGAAGATAACCATAAAAATGACAGTGAGTTTAACATGACTAATGACTACATCCCTGGGTTTTAATGTATCTAATTCGATATGAAACTGTTACCGGATGCTTTTTTAACAATAAAGAACAGGTACATGAACTTTTGCTGTGCGCCGCCGAAGATGAAGAGGTTTCGATAGAAAATATCAATATTGGTAGTAATTTCATTGAATTTTGTTTAACAAACAAAAGGCTTCCAAGTTTCGTTTATGCAAGAGCAAAGTCTATCCGAAGAGCAATCTCGCCGGTGCTGAAATTTTCGAATCTATGTAAAGGAACATCTGCTTCTTTAAAAAAAGAAATTACAATAAAGAGAATTTAGAAAATGAATTTAATAAACAAATCCTTTTCACAGATACTTTGCATAGCAAGGGATCTCGGATTGAAGGCAAGTAAAGAACATATAGAACCGGGTACTAATGTATTTTCAGATGTAGAAGCATATGCAAATTCTCTGTACCAAAATGAACAAGAAATAACTCCTAACGATCAAAATATTCGCGAAGAAAAGGCAAATCTTAGACGACTATTAACACTGATGATAGCGTGGCATTACAGGTCGTCTTTTATTGAAGAGAAATTTAGAAATCATATTAAATATAAAGCAGAACTCGATAAAAGAGACCGCCGATTAGTAAACACGGGGCTTGCTATCCTGTGCTATTTTTTATGCGCACGATCAAATGATCAGATGAAAACGATTTCACTTTTGTCAGAAATCAAAAGCAACATCATTCTAAATGATGATGATTATATGTTTATGCTTGCTTTATCAAAAGCAGACATTATAAAAATTGTTTATGACCAAATTGAAAAAATAAATGAGTTTGAAAATGAACAATACAAATCAACATCATACATCCATGAAAATTTTAATGGGATAGCTGAAGCAGGGCAAGCGATAGAAGGGTTTGTAGTCACCACTAGAAAGAAAAAAGTAGCCCAGGTTCTTTCTATTTTGATCGGGCTTATCTCTGCAAGCGCTTCTGCCGCTGTGCTATCTACGGGTGTCATTGCCATGCTAGGAAGTGGCCCATTAGGTTTATCTCTAGCAGTAATGACACTTATATTTACATTTTATGCCAACGCAAAATTTTTAAATAAAGCGATGCCTGACTTTATATTAAAACTAATGCGACAAGGCTCTATTACTGAATATGTAGACAAAGAAGGTAACAGAAGACAGCTTTCATTCTTTAAAAAATTTGTGACAGTTCCATTGACGCTCCTAGGCTCATTGTCAATTAGCGTGTTGACTACAACATTTACCATAAAATCACTCACATTTTTGCTAATGCATTTTGTGCCTGCAATGATTGCTGTCCCTTATCTGATCCCCGCGATAGCTATCACTGGAGCTGTTTGTTTAGGAATTTCAACATTCGTTGTCTGTGCCGCGGCTTCTGTGAAAACGATTAAATCATATGAGCAATCAAAAGGGCTGAAAGAATGGTTTCAATCATTAAAGGATTTATCTTTAGCTGAAAAATTTAAATTAGCTTTTAAAGCGATTATTCTGCCAATTTGTATATTTTCTCTAGGATTTTTGGAATACCTTCATGCGTTCCGAGTGATTCCTGTTTTAGGAATAGCCGGCGCTGCGGTTGCTGGAGTTTTTTGCTTTATCGGGCGATTTTCTTTTATTACGCAAGGATTACAAAAGCTTACGTCTGCTATTTCTAATAGGTTTAATACACGAGGATCTTTTTTAGAAAAAGTATTTTATTACTCTAGCTTGCTATGGCAATCAGTCGTCTCTGGCGCATTAATTTGGTCTCAGCCTCATTCTGGTGCATCCGTTGCCGCGATCGGGGGGGCAGTTAATTCATTTGGATCC